CAAGGCATAATCGGCATCGACAAGGGCCAAGCGTTCAAGTTCTTCGGCAAAGACAAGCTCTCGCCAGACTACGTTCCCGTAACTCCTTTGGGCTCAGACAAACTCACCTACAGCCCAATGTGGAAGCAGTACATTGCCGGCCAAGGGGACATGTTCGACTTCCACACGGCCCCAGAGCTCAAGACCTTCGCGGAGCGGCTCAAGAACATCCCCGACGAGGACTACAAGAACCTGCTGCGGCCTTACGCGGAACTTGCTGCAAACGATGGGATTCTGAGCAGTCCTGGTCTCGTCACCACCGACAAGCAGAAGAAGATCGACAACTTCCTGCAGAAAGCGGTGGACCGCAAGAATTCTGTCATTGACGACTTTGAGAAGTTCTATGACGAGATGCACCTCAAGGCCGGCAAGAGCACGAATGCTGGTGGCGCGCACGGATTTGTTGTGCACGCCAATGAACTAGCCATGGGTGACAAGGTCAACGTCGATGGCCATGACGCTTACGTCACCAGTACTGACCCATCCATCAACAAGTTCACCTACAAGAAGGTCGCAACAGGCGGCGTTGGTACGGCTAACCCGGTAGGCCACGACGTCAAGTTGGTCGAGAAGGCTCCTGGCGGGCCAGGCGCACAGGACAAGACGAAGCCCGCGCCCGATTGGAGTGTTCACCCTACGGGTGGCGGTTGGGTGGCTAGCCCGCCAGGTGATTACGGCCAAGGGCCGACATTCCCAACCAAGTCCCAAGCGGTCAAGTTCACCTGGGACAAGCACGACATGCTCCAGGGCAAATCCACAGCGACGCAGAACCTTACGGCGAGCCAGCTGGACTTTGTCGACAACACGAGCAACGAGTACAAGAACCTCTGGGACCAGGGTTACTACAAAGATGCGTCGGACATGTTGGGTGACATGTACTCCGAGCACGGCGACAAGGCAGCAGTAGCCGTCCAGGCTGTCGCTGAGGAGTTAAAGGCATACGCCGCAGCAAACCCCAAAGCCGGTGGCGCCAAGAAGATCAAGATGCCCGGCGAGAAGGCTAGCTGGGACAGCATTGAGGTTGGCGACACGCTCCAGTATGACTACGGTGGTGCGCAGCAGAAGGTCACGGGGAAGGGCGGTGATACTGTCTCGCTTGAGGACGGTATGCTGGTCCCCAAGACGGCTATCGACAACGGCTACTACTCCTGGGGGAAGCCGGTGGCTACCGCTGCGCCTAGCGGTGCTGCGGGTGCTAGCCCGATACCGGACGTGGCCGGCAAGCTCGCAATCGGCTACGACATTGTCCCGCACCCAACGGAGTCAGGCAAATTCGCCATCAAGAAGCCCACTGGCGGCTTCTCTGAGAACAAAAATGGGGAAACGAAGGCATGGGCGACTGCTGCTGAAGCCCTTAACAGTTCCACGATGGCGAAGTACAAGACCCAAGAGGTTGCCCAGGCCCAGGCCGGCATGCACGGAGCCATCCAGTTTGCTAAGAACGCGCCGAACAACGACCCAGACACGCAGTTAAAGGGTAGCGACGCACTGGAATACGTGCAACTCAAGACGAAAATTGCTAACGGCGAACCGTTTACGCCAGAGGAGTACGCCAAGCTCAAGTCCTTCGTGTCCAAGATCAAGAACAGCGCGAAGGCTGCAGGCGCGGCGCAGATTGAGGACGATTTCACGCTGGAGAGTGGCGGGTTTGAGCCGCCGACACCCGGCCCTGCCAAGAAGTCCAAGGGCGGCTTCAAGGAGATGCCGAAGTTCAAGCTCAAAGGTGGTGCACCGCCAGACATTTCAGAGGCCAAGGGTCCCAACGTGGTAACGCTGGGCCAGAAGCTCTGGGACATGAAGAAGGCCGGGAAGATTTCGGATGACCACAAGATGTGGGCCGAAGCGAACAAGCTGGCCAACGCAGACAAGAAGCAAGCTCTGCTGAAAAACCCAAATGCTCAAGTAGGCGTTGACTATTCGTCCAAGAACCAGATTCGTAACGTCGCCATGCGGCTGGAGTTTGACGAGACTGGCGACGTCAACTGGATCACAGCAGAGGAGATGACGAGCGAGACAGTTGGTCAGACCCTTAAGCAGATCAAGGCGTCAAACGCGCTCCACGAGCACACTCCTACAGTGACTTCCGTGCCGGGTGCGGCTCATCCCGGCCACGCGGGTACATTCGACGCTGCGCACTTGGACTCCACGGCTCCTGTTGGCTCGTACAAAAACCCGATCACCTTCAAGCAAGGTGACGCGAAGAACATGGCCGCATACGGCTACAAGTTCACCAAGCACGACAACTGGGACCCAGACCAAAAGCACGCCTGGTACACCTTCAGCGGCTCGTCCTACCATGCGATCAACAGCTACTTCCGCACGGGAGATGTTGGTATGTATGGCAATCTCACATCAACCAAGAAGCACTGTAAAGACCTCGTTGATGCGTTCAAGTCTGGCAACGTGCAGCCGTACAAGGACTGGACGATTGTCACTCGTGGTACGTCTGGCGGCTGGGAATTCGGAATCGGCAGCGACACAGTGACTTTCGATGAGGTCAAGGCCATGGAAGGCAAAGTTGTCCGCAACAAGTGCCCAGTCTCTACGTCGCTACGCGACAGGCCCGCGTTCGGCGGGACAACCAGGATTACCTACAAGCTTCCGCCAGGATTCAGAGGACTCAACATGCTTGGGAAGTCTGGCCACCCCGCTGAGAACGAAGTGATGTTGCCTCCTGGGATGGCTTACCGCATCCTGGAGGTCAAGAAGGGATCAAGCCACGGTAACTACGGCACAGAGGTGCTTGTAGAAGTCGTGGACGTCAAACTACCGGAGATTGCATAAATGGCTACGTTCCAACCTACTACGATGAACTGGCTCACGGAGTCCTTCATCAACATGGTCAACGAGGACCCAGAGCTCATCGACGCATATGAGTACGATGACTACCCCAACGACATGACCGGTGAGGGTAACTGGATCGACCTGTACCTGACGGAGAGCGACGAGCATCCTGTTGGCCGGCTGTGGGTTAACCCAGAGACGCAGAATGCAGGCGTTATGCCGTTGCAGAACAGCAACGCCGACCACCTGACACGAGTCGCGTTGGAGCTACGTGAGTTCGCTCACCACGAGGTGGACGCTACCGACGCATACGACATCATCCGTGGGTATTACTATGCGCACCAACAGAAAACTGGTGAGCTAGCTGACGCAGATACCAAGGTGCCTGTGTAAATGGCCGTACCCGTTGAAGCCGAAGTCGAAATCGACCAGTGGGACATCTACGAACACCCGCAGGTCGCATGGGACCCACACCAGGCCCAAACGGACGTGCTGGAAAGTCCAGCGAGACACAGGGTCTTGTGCGCTGGACGACGCACCGGTAAATCAGACCTCGGCGGGCACCTATTGCTCCCTGAGGCATTTGCCACGAGAAGCGTTGCAAAGCAATGGATCCGCAAGGGTAAGCGGCGTGAGTTCTGGATCGTTGGCGACGAGTACGTTACAGCCGACAAGGAATTCCGCGTGCTGTGGCATCTCTGCAAGGCTCTCGGCTTCAAGTTCGACAAAGGCAGCCACCACTCGCCGGATGGCCGCGACCAGAGCGTGCTAAGCCTTTGGGACGGCGCATTCTTCGTGATGACGCAAAGCGCCAAGTACCCTGACAACCTCGTTGGTGAGGCGTTGTGCGGGGTGGAGATGGTTGAGGCTGCGAAGTCGAAGCCCTCCACCTGGCAGAAGCACATACGTCCCATGCTCAACGACTACGGCGGTTGGTCCATCCACACGTCCACGCCTGAAGGCAAGAACCATTTCTACGACAAGTTTGAGATGGGCCAAGACCCATACATCTCTGATTGGGCTTCGTGGCGACTTCCCGCGTGGCGCAACCCGTATGTCTACACCGAAAGCGGTAGGCGCGGAGCAAGTTACATCCCAGAGGAGGAGTTCACGTGCGACGCTGACGTGAAGTTCCTGCTTCAGCAGATGGAGGACCACCCGAGCACTTCAGCTAGCATGATAGTGAAAACCAATGGGCTACAGATTGATTCCGAAATCATCTCGCTTGCAGATGAACTCAGCATCGAGCTATTTAAGCAAGAGGTAGCAGCAGACTTCACTGAGTTCGTGGGCCAAGTGTTCAAGGACTACGATGAGGAATACCATGTGGGAGACCTCCAGTACAATCCAGGCTGGGAAACTTATGCTGCAGCTGACTATGGCTTTACCAACCCTAACGTC